ACAATGCCTTATAGAGTCGTAGCTAGATTTAAAAGCAATGTAGTATCTCCATTACTTCTTCCATCTTATATACGTGCAGTTGGTAAAAAATATAATAATGCATATGTTTTAGTAGAAGTAAATGATATTGGCTCACAGGTTGCCGACATCTTGCATAATGATTTAGAATATGAAAATTTGATTAAATCTAATTTCAAAGGAACTAAGGGTCAGACAATCACTGAAATGGGTGGTGGTAATAGACTTCTGTTAGGAGTCAGAACAACAAATCCTGTCAAGAAGTTAGGTTGTGCGATACTCAAGAATCTTATAGAACAAGATAAAATCGTTGTTGAGGATTCAGATACAATTGATGAATTAACAACTTTTATTGCAGATGGTGTTTCTTTCAGAGCAGATGATGGTCATACAGACGATCTTGTTATGTGTTTAGTTTTATTTTCTTGGGCAACACGTCAAGACTTTTTTGAAACATTAACAAATAAAGATATACGTGTTGAGATGTTCAATGAGGAAATAGAAAAAATAGAGGCTGAGATAGTTCCGTTTGGATTTATTGAGGACGGAAGAGGTGATATTGGTGAAGTCTTGAACAATGATGTCTGGTTTGATCGTAATGATCGTAAAAATAATATTTCCACTCAATTCTGGGTTTTTTAGTCAAAAAAGCTAAAAAAATATATATTATTAGAATAGGAGAAAATTATGAGCAGCTACCCAGGAGTAACTGTAAGAATACTTGATGAATCGTTAACAAGAAGCACATCTGAACTAAATTCACCAGCAGTTGGTGCAATGTTGGGTCAGGGTGGAACTTACTCTATGAAATTATTTTCTAAGAGTGCTACCGAGACAGCTCAAGGATATTACTACGTAGAAAATTTAAATGATTGGTTCAATAGATTAACTTATTTTTACAATACATATTATCCAGGATTTTCAGCAACCAATGGTACAACACTTGCTGCTAGAGATTTAGCGACCAACGGTGTAACTGGTTGGACTGATGAATGGTATCACGTTCATAACTTCTTGCAATACGGAGCACCATGTTATGTCTCATGGCAAGATTCTGGAGGTTCTGGTGATTTCTATATGCAAGATTTTGATGTAGTTTTCCAAGGTGGTACTGCCAGTACAAATCAAAGTTTTGTAAACAATGTTGTAAGTGCCAGAGCGGATGGTCCACTTCCAGTATTTGGTGTTTTAGGTGTAAATTCGAGTACTGCTCCACCAGCAGTAACTGCACCAACAGCAACATACGGTGAAAATACTTGTGCAGTTTATGGAGAAAAGAAGCACTTTAATGTCGCTGGTGATCCAACAAATCTCATAATTTCATCACTAGCTCCTGACGTAGCAGGATGTATTATAAGAACTGATAGAGATTCATTCCCGTGGTTCTCTCCAGCAGGGGCAAGAAGAGGTAGAATTAACAATGTCGCTGGACTTACAAAAGTTCTTTCAGAAGCAGATAAGGGATCTCTTTACACAAATAAAGTAAATCCAGTATTTAATGTTCCAGGAGAAGGTACACTTCTATTTGGTGATAAGTCATTGTATTCAGGCACTTCAACATTGGGATCAATAAATGTTGCAAGATTGTTTATCTATCTTAAGAGAACACTTGGTCCACTTGCAAGAGGTGTGTTATTTGAACAAAATGATGCTACTACTAGAGAAACATTTGCATCAGCAGCAGATAGTGTGCTTAGAGAAGTACAGGCTGGTAGAGGAATTTCCGAATATAGAGTTATTTGTGATGAAACAAATAACACTGCCGAAATTATAGAGGCTAAGAATTTCGTAGCAGATATTTTAGTTAAGCCAATTCCATCAATAAACTTTGTAAGACTTACTCTTACAAATAAGGATTTAAGTTCGACCCTTTAATCTAGGAGATAATAATGGGAAAGATAGATATTTTCAGACAATCTTTTAAGGGTGTAAGAGCAAATAGATTTGAAATTTTTGGTAAAACACCAGTTAATGTTGATATTCCAGATTTTAAAATCTATGCTAAGGCAGGATCTGTGCCTGGTTCAAGTATAGGAATCATTCCAGTTGGTTTCAAAGGAAGACCTGTGAAATTCTCAGGTGAAAGAACATATACTGATTGGGCAGTACAGGTATATGATTCATCAAAAACTGACCTTCGTAAAGTTATTGAAGACTGGATCGATAAAATGGATAGTAGATCAGATCACGAAGTAAATTATGATTACACTGCTGATTGGGAAGTTCATTATCAGGACATGACAAATACATCATCTACCCCATTATACAAACGTAAAATTAAACTGGTTCATTGTTTTCCAGTAGACATTTCACCTGTAGATTTGAGCTATGATGCACCAGATACATTCGCTGAATTCACTTTAACACTCACTTACGATTATTGGCAATATATCTAATGGGTAAAATAGATGATTTTAGAAAATATTTCGTAGGAGTAAAGTCCAACAGATTTAAAGTAACTGGTGGCATTCCATCTTCATTAAGATCACAAATCAATTCAAGTGTCTTTAACCAGGCACTTGAAATTTATTGCAAAGCAACTCAATTTCCAGGTTCTAGTGTTGGTTCTATAAATCTAAATTATAGAGGTAGACCTGTGAAATTCCCAGCAGAAAGATCAGCAGCTGATTGGGCAATACAGGTATATTCATCAGAACACCAATCAGAAGATTTAAGAACTTTTTTCCAAAGATGGATTGATTTCATCAACAGTGGTAATCATGACAAGATGAATTGGAAAGCCTATGCTGCAGAATGGGTAGTTTCCTATAACGATATGACTGCTGCTCAATCCAACTCTAAATATAAAACTTTTTGTTCTTTAATTAACGTATTTCCTATTGATATTTCTCCAATAGAATTGACAAACGATGCCACTGATGTTTTTGCAGAATTTACTGTGACATTGAGTTATGATTATTCTGTATTTTATCCCTAAATAGTATTATGGCTAACAATTTTTTTGGTTTTTTATTCGGAAAAAATAATAATAATGAACTATCTCCAATAACTCAAGAGGTAGGCAATCAACCATCATTTGCTGCACCAGATGATTATGACGGAACAATAACCGCAGAATCTGGTGGTTTCTTCTCTACAGTTTATGATTTCGGTGGTTCTATACGAGATGACAATACACAATTATCTCATTATAGATCTATGTCATTGTATCCAGAAGTGGATATGGCAATTGAAGATATTATTAATGAAACTATTGTATATGATGAAGATCATAATGCAGTTTTCTTAGATCTTTCAAACGTAGATAATTTATCTCCACAGATCAAGGATAAAATTCATAAAGAATTTAAGGGTATTCTTAAATTATTAAAATTTAATCATCAAGGTTGCGATATTTTTAGAAAATGGTATATCGATGGAAGATTATATTATCATACTATTATTGATGTAACCAGACCAGAAAAGGGTATACAGGAACTTCGTTTAATTGATCCATTAAAGATTAAGAAGGTTCGTAAAGTAGATAAAGAAATTAAAAATATTAATGGTATTCAGACAAATCTAATTAAGAATATCGAAGAATATTTTGTTTATACGGATCTAGATCCAGACGCGATCATGCAAACCAGTTCTTCTGGCCTTAAAATCGCATTAGATTCGATCACGTATGTTCACTCTGGTTTGATTGATTTAAATTCAAAACGTGTTATAGGCTATCTACATAAGGCTATTCGCCCTCTTAATATGTTACGTCAAATTGAAGATGCAGTTGTCATCTACAGAATGACAAGAGCACCCGAAAGACGTATTTTTTATATTGATGTTGGTAATTTACCAAAAAATAAAGCCGAACAATATATGCGTGAGTTAATGAATCGATATAGAAATCGATTAGTTTACGATCAAAAAACTGGTGAAGTTAAAGATGATCGTGCTCATTTAACAATGCTTGAGGATTATTGGATTCCACGAAGAGAAGGTGGTCGTGGTACTGAAATATCTACTTTAGATGGCGGTCAAAATTTAGGCCAAATGGAAGATGTCGAATATCTTCAAAGAAAATTATATAGAGCATTGAATGTTCCCATATCAAGACTTGAAACAACAACTGGTTTTAATATGGGTAGATCCAGCGAAATAAGCCGCGATGAAGTAAAATTCTTTAAATTTATTGAAAGATTACGAGCAAAATTTGCCATGTTGTTCTTAGATCTTTTAAAGAAACAATTAATTCTAAAAGGCATCTGTACATTAAATGATTGGGAAAAGATATACCAAGATATAAACTTCACTTTCACTAAAGATTCATATTTCACAGAATTGAAGGAAAATGAAATTCTTAGAGAAAAGGTGGATATGTTAAATATATTGGCTTCTTATGAAGGTAAATATTTCTCTTCTAAGTATATTCGTAAGCACATTTTACGACAATCCGATGAAATGATGCGTCAAATTGATGCAGAAATATCATCAGAACAAGCACTTGCTGCACAGGCACAAGCACAACAACAAATGATGCAAGGTCCACCGCAACAAGAGGAAGAACCTAAAAAATGAGATATTATTATCATGAAAAGGAAAGATTGGTTAAATTATTCAATTCATCAAAAAAGTTAAAATTGCCAGTTACAATTTATTTAAGAGATAGAAACACAATAATTTTAAATCCACCTCAAGTACAAATGATTCAATCTTTTGTGAATAGTGATAATAAAAAATTAAAAATGCTGTTATCGGATAAAAAAACCATAAATAATTTTCTTGGACATTTTACAGAAAATCTTAAAAAAATAAATAATAAAAGAACTAGGAGCAAACAATGAATAATTTTTCTGATCTTATACCCCTTATAATGGAAAATAAGTTATCACAAGCTAAAGATGTATTAAATGAACGCCTTTACACTAAACTTGGTGTAATGCTTGAGCAACGTCTAGAAGACTACGCACCAACTGTGTTCATGACACAAGAAGAGTTGGAAATTCATGAAGCTAAGAAAAAAATGAAAAAACAACATGATAAAAAAGAAGATAGTGAAGATGAAATAGATTATGAAGACGAAGATAATGATGGAGATATTGATGAAGATGGTGATGAAGACGATAGTGATAAGTTTTTAAAGAAAAGATCTGAGGCAATTCAACAAAACACAAATGAAGAAATAGATTCTGATGATGATCTCATTGAAGAAGAATTTATGACCGAATTGACTGCCATTGTCGAAGAAATAGAAGCAGAACTTGGTGAAGAACTCACAGAAGAAGAAATAGCCGAAATAGCAGAAGAATTACTTTCAGAAGAAGAAATTTGCGAAGACTGTGAAGAAGAAACCCAAGAATAAGGAATTCCATGAAGTTAATCACAGAAACAATTGAAAACGTAAAAACTCTTGTAGAGTCTACCGACAATGGTAAAAATTATTATATTGAAGGTATTATGATGCAAGGTGAAACTGTGAATCGTAATGGAAGAAAATATAGCATTAATATTCTTGAAAACGAGTGTGGCCGTTATGTCAAGGAATACGTTGATAAAAAACGTGCTCTAGGTGAATTAAATCACCCATCTGGTCCATCTGTAAATCTAGATCGTGTCTCACACATGATTGTAGAATTAAATCAAGAAGGTAATAATTTCATCGGTAAAGCTAAAATATTAGATACACCGATGGGTAAAATTGTTAAATCATTGATTGATGAAGGTGCTTTATTGGGTGTTTCTTCAAGAGGTATGGGAACATTAAAAAGAGTAAACGAAATTAATGAAGTTCAATCAGACTTTACTTTAAGTGCTATTGATATTGTTGCTGATCCATCAGCTCCAGATGCCTTTGTAAATGGTATTCTGGAAGGAAAAGAGTGGGTATGGCACAATGGATTACTTAGAGAAAAAGAATTGTCTGAAATGAAAAAACAATTGCAAAAGACCAGTAAAAAAGATATGGAAAAAAAAGCCATAAAAATGTTTGAAAACTTTTTGAGGAAGTTATGAAAAACGAAACAAATATTTCATCAAGCATATCTTGCAGAAATGCAAGATATGCTATTTACTGTAAAGTTCATAATGATTTAAAAGAAAATAGTAGTATAAAACAAATCAATGAAAAATTCTTTAGTGGTGGTACTCCACTATTTCAGAAATTAGGTAGTAGATTAGCACTTGCTGCCAGAAAAGGATTGAGAACTGTTAGGGGTCCAATAACAACTGGTCAATATAGTCAAAAAATGGGTGCATTGCCTGTACAAAAACCATCTATTATGGCGGCTGCTTTACCTAAACTCGCCACAATGGGATTAAGAGCTGCTATATCTAGTGGTTTAAATTTTCCAACCGCACGTGGTAATGTAACTAATCCTTTAAAGGGAGTAACAAACTTAGGTAGTGTTTTGAGAGCTGGCAGAGCTGTATCAAATGCTTTTAGAACAAATCAACCTCAAGAACCACAAACATCTACATCTCCAGTAACAGCTAGATCTGGTCCAAAACCATTAATGACTGCTGCTCAATTAGCATCACAGATAAGATCAACACAACAAGAATTAGCGAGAAGATCTGCTCAAGAAATAGATTTATTACCAAGATCATCTAGAATAAGTCGTATTGCTGCATTGAGAGCAACAGAACAAAGATTAAAAGATCTTCAAGCACAAAATACAGGTACATTGGGAATTAAATATGATGAGGATGATGTATATCCCAAACCAGGTTTTTACAACCTACAAACAAATAATCCAGACCCTACGAATTAGTCCCACAATAGACGTTACATATCGTTATGTAAATAATAAAAAATATAAATAATATTACTTACGGAGAAAATTATGAATCAAGGTCAAGATGTACAAGATGCAACAGGAAAGGGAACTTTCGCCTCGAATGGCGTAACTCCTATGTTTGCTAAACCAATTGCAAAAGACGGTTTAGCAAAAGCAAACATGGCTTCACTTTCACCTCAAGGTGGTGCAGCACCAAAGCAAAACACCACAGAAGAACCAGAAGATGATATGGAAGAAACCAAAGAATCAGTACAATTAGATATTACTGATTATGTTGATGCACTTTTTGAAGGACAAGATCTTTCAGATGAATTCAAAGCAAAGGCTGCAACCTTGTTTGAAGCTGCTTTGAATGAAAAAGTAGCAATCATCGAACAAGCAATTTTACAAGCATCACAAGAAGTAATTGAGGAAGAAGTATCCGCAGTAGCATCTACTCTCACTGAGCAAGTAGACGGTTATCTTGGATATGTTCTCAATGAATGGATGCAAGAAAATCGTCTTCAAGTCGAGCAAGGTTTCCGTACCGAGATTGCCGAAAACTTTATCCAAGGACTCAAAGAGTTGTTTGAAAATAACTATATTGAAGTTCCAGAAGAAAAGGTCGATCTCGTTGATGAATTATTTGCCGAGAATCGTCAACTTGAAGAAAATCTTAATCAACTCATGAAACAGCACATGGAATTACAAGAGAAAAATATTGTAAATGAATGTACTAATGTTTTCATGGAACTTTCATCAGATCTTGCAGATACAGAAGTTGAAAAACTTGCTTCACTCTGCGAATCTATTGAATTCAATTCAGTTGATCAATACAAAGAAAAAGTAAAAATACTCAAAGAGTCATATTTTAATGGTAAGTCACCTGAAGCAGAAAGCCTCACCGAAGAAACTACTACTTCATCTAAACCACTTATCAATGAAGATATGAATGTTTATGTCAATTCAATCAGTAAGCATCTCAAAGCCATAAAAGGTTAATTTAACAAAAAGAAAATAGGAGAAATAAAATGGATTTTAATGGAATAACCCCTTATGACCAACTTCTTGAGAAGT